TTTCGAATTGGAGTAAAGACTCAAGTCGCTAAGACATTTGCTAAACTTAGAACAATGAGAAACAGAGTATGGCTGTTAAGACTTGCATTTGACAACAATGAAGACATGATATACATGTACAACAACACAATGGAGTTTGCCCCATTGTACTTGAACTTAGCTGTTCTAGGAAAAGACAACAACTCTCATGTAGCAATGCTCATGCTGATGGATGAACGCTATGACAAGCTGAAAGAATGGCTTGACTATGATGGAGAAGAGTTGTTGAACTCAATAGACATCAAAGACACAATAGAAGCTCTAAACTGATACAATATGAACAAGATGACACAAGACTTCCACTTAGCTTTTGAGAAAGCTGCATTGCATTCTAGCACTGTTGATGAGCTAGAATTGCTTCTAGCTTCAGAAGGCTAGTTTCTCAACAGATCATGTGATGAAGCATTTGACATACTGTTGATTGCTATGGGCTTTCTTGACCGCACACATTGTGATGCAGTGTCAAGACGGTTAAAGAAAGTTGACAGATACAACCATTCTTCATGGATGTCTAATTGCAAAAAGCTTTTAGTGCTGTTTGACTCTATCTGCAAAGATGCATGCAATGAAAAAGACTTTGCTAAATTCTGCAGGTATGCAACAATGTGGTCTATGATGTACAGTGGAAGAGGAATAAATGCTGTTGACAGACATGAGCAAATGTTTCATTCAACATTTCTTCAGTCTTTTGATGATGATGTGCATGATGAGATAGCATCTATGTTTCTTGATGCAGTGCTCAAGTATGACAATGATGTAGTACTTCATGGAGATGAGCTTACATTCAACAATGCGCCAATACTTATTGACATGCTTAACTTCATGCACATAACAACTGACTATATAATGCTAGCAGAAGGTTTTAGAAGTGCTTTCAGCAAAGATATAGCGCTTTCAACAGAATTGTATGACACAAATGTGTTTCTTCTGCAAAAAGCTAAAAGCACATTGAAAGTTCTAATCAAGTATGGTGCAGATCCAAATGCAAAGAACAGAGTTGGAATATCATTCAATGACATAGTGAACATTGATGATGTCTTCAACAAAGAGTTTGATGATGAATACAAAAACACTTTGTACAGAAACATGCAAAGCATGTTCATGTACAATTCAAGAACAAGATGAGCTAGAAGCTAGACATAGAATTTGACTTCTCTATTCTGCAGCACATCAATCCATACTAGATGCAGTCATGGGCTGATGTCATAGTATGGTGCGCTGCTAATGGCCAAGAGCCAACAATGGACATGTACAAGTACTTCTTGCTTGGCTCATTCTTCAGCAAGAGCATAAGCAAAATGCTGCATCATACATTGACAGAGACAAACTTTCTTGATGATCTTGCAAACAGCATTGAAGGTGCTGAAGCAGCATATGTCATATCAAGAAACGCAACTAGAACTTCTATATATGACAGAGACTACAACTACAATCATAAAGCTGACAGATGGGAATATGCAAGAAAATGGTATGACTTCAATGACAGCATTGTTCAACAACCACCAGAAGATGCTATAGTTGAAGATTATCCATACAATGTAAACCATCCACTTTTTGACAAGATGCGAATAGACTTCTGGAAGCTTATGGACTTGAAGTTTCCATTGCTTTGGCTTAAATTGTTTGCAAAATGGAAAAGCAATATAAATTTAGAAAATGAAGAATTTGTAGCATTTCTACTAGCACGAACTAAAATGAAAGCAAATTTAGACAAGCGATTTGAGTCAGTCTTTTAGACATTGTTGAAAGAATGCATGAATAGAGGAGTCAGGCAAATGCATATCATGTAAGTCTAAGATTGTATAATCATATTATAAAGAGGTAACAAGAATGTCAAAGATATCAAACAAGCTTAATAAGAATGTCTGCAAGTGCGCAGACTACATATACAATGATCCATATTGGCGGAAGTTTGCAAATGAGAATGCCGGAAATGCAGCACCAACAATTGACAAGAATGTCAACCATCCATCTCACTATAAAGGAGCTAATGGAATGGAAGCAATTGATGTAATTGAAGCATTCAATCTAGATCGTGATTTTTGTCTTGGAAATTGCGCTAAGTATTTGCTTCGTCTTGGAAAGAAAGACAACATTCTTCAAGATGCAAAGAAGTGCAAGTGGTATCTTGACAGGTTTATTCAAAAGCTTGAGCCTTCACCAAGCAATGAAACTAAGCAGAAGACCATTGCAAAAGTCACGACAATCCATACACAATTTGAAGTTCCATCAGACTATGGAATGTAATATTCAAAACTAAGGAGTATCAACAAATGAGCAAAATATTGGGCGTAGATTTGGGGACAGGTTTCTCTGCTATGTCTATCTATGAAGGTGGTGAAGCAAAGATAATTGCTAATGCAGAAGGAGCTCGCACAACACCTTCAATTGTTGCTTGGACAAAGGACGGAGAACGACTAGTTGGACAAGCAGCTAAACGTCAAGCAGTGACAAATCCAAAGAACACTGTATATGAAGTCAAGCGTCTTATTGGACGCAAGTATGATGAAGTTCTTGATGACATCAAGCTTCTTTCATATGATGTAGTGAAAGCGCCAAATGGCGACTGCAGAATCAAAGTTGGTGACAAAGAGTACTCACCTGAAGAGGTTTCATCTTTCATTCTTGCTAAGTTGAAGAAAGACGCTGAATCATACCTTGGAGAGACTGTCACTGACGCTATAATCACTGTTCCAGCATATTTCAACAATGCGCAGCGTGACGCTACAAAAGCTGCTGGAACTATTGCTGGTCTTAATGTGCTTCGAATCATCAATGAGCCAACAGCAGCAGCACTTTCTTATGGTGTAGACAAGAAGAAGTCTGGATATGTAGCAGTAGCTGATGCAGGTTCAGGAACATTTGACGTCTCAATTCTTGAGATTGGTGATGGAGTATTTGAAGTCAAGGCTACAGCTGGTGACTCACAGCTTGGTGGCAAAGACTATGACCAAGCAATCATGAAGTGGCTTATTGATGAGTTCAAGAATGACAATGGAATTGACTTGTCTAATGACAACATGGCGGTTCAGCGCTTGAAGGATGAGTCAGAGAAAGCAAAGATCACTTTGTCTAATGCTACTACTGTAGACATCAGCATTCCATTCATAACAGCTAATGCTAATGGTCCTCTTCATTTGATGAAGACTTTGTCTCGTGCAAAGTTTGAGCAGCTAGTTGCAGGTCTTAATGACAGAATGGTTGCTCCATGCAAGCAGTGCATTGCAGATGCTGATGTAGACAAGATTGATGAAGTCATTCTTGTTGGTGGAACAACACGCATTCCATCTGTCCAAGCGAAGATCAAAGAGATCTTTGGAATTGAGCCAAGCAAAGGTGTAAATCCAGATGAAGTAGTAAGCACAGGCGCATCAATTCAAGGTGCTGTTCTTGCAGGTGACAAGAAAGACATTCTTCTTCTAGATGTCACTCCTTTGACGCTTGCTATTGAGACACTCGGTGGAATTGCTACTCCAATGATTCCTCGAAACACTACAATTCCAACTGCAAAGACACAAGTATTCAGCACTGCATCAGACTATCAGACAGCTGTCACAGTGAGAATTTGCCAAGGTGAAAGAAAGCAGTTTGACAGCAACAAAGTTCTTGGAACATTCAATCTTGATGGCATTCCACCTGCTCCTAGAGGTGTTCCACAAATTGAGATCAAGTATGACATTGACGCTAATGGAATATTGACCGTGTCAGCTAAAGATCTTGGAACTCAGAAAGAGCAGCACATCACAATCACTGGATCTAGTGGACTTACTGATGAAGAGATAGAGAAAGCTAAGAAGGACGCTGAGCTTCATGCAGAAGAAGACAAGAAGCTTGAAGAGCTTGTCAATGTCAAGAATGCTGCTGAAGGTCTTTCATTCAGCATTGAGAAAGTCTGCAAAGACCAGAAAGAAAAGCTTGGAGAAGAGCTTTGCGCTAAGACTGAAGCTGCAGTAGCAGAGCTTCGTGAAGCAATCAAGTCAAATGACATAGCAAAGATCAAAGAGAAGCAAGAAGCACTAGAGAAGCTGAACACTTCTGAAATTGTTCCTAAGATATATCCTGCTGGAGCCCAGAACGCTAATGCAGCTGGAAGTCCTCAAATGTCAAAAGAAGACTTTGACAAGATGATGAAAGATCCAAAGTTTGCAGAGATGTTCAAGAATATGGGAAACTTCACAGGAAATGCTGCACCAGCACCAGAGAAATCTGATGATGGGGTTGTTGACGCTGAAGTGTCTGAATAAGATGCTTGTTTACAAGACATAAGTCTTGATGTATAATGTCTATAGCAATTTGCTGTAGACATTGTATGTCTAAGGAGAAGATATGGCAAGAGACTACTATGAAGTTCTAGGTGTAAGCAAAGACGCAACAGACGACTAGATAAAGTCAGCATTCAGGCAATTGTCAAAGAAATGGCATCCTGACTTGCAGCAAGGAAAGTCTGATGCTGAGAAGAAAGAAGCTGAAGACAAGTTCAAAGAGCTTAATGAAGCATACAGCACATTGTCTGACAAAGACAAGCGTGAGCAATATGACTAGTTTGGTCCAGATGGACAGTCATTCAATGAAAGTCCATTTGATGATGACATGTTTGGTGGAATGTTTAGACATTTTGGATTTGGTGGAAATGCTCGTCAAGCAAAGCGCAAGAAGCCAACATTAGATTAGCCAGAGAATGGCTCAGACATACTTGCAAAAGCTAGCATAACATTCAAGCAGTCACTGTTTGGATTTGACAAAGAGTTTGACTTAGATCTTGATGAGCAGTGTCCACACTGCGCTGGAACTGGTGCAGAAGGTGGAAAGTTTGCAAACATTGAAGAATGCCAACGCTGCCATGGAACTGGAACTGTGACACAGACTTTCAGAAATGGCTTCATGGTGCAGATGAACACAACTGCATGTCCAGATTGTGGAGGTGTTGGCTACAAGTTCTACTCATGCACAAAATGCCATGGCTAGAAGCGCATCCACAAGCAGAAGCATATCAAGGTCAGAATTCCAGCTGGAATAGCTAATGGCGCTCGACTAAGGGTAAAAGGATATGGGCAATGTGGAACATGTGGTGGAGCTGATGGAAACTTGTTCATTGAAGTGCACATCTAGCCATCTGAAATCTTCACTCGGCTTGACAATGATGATCTTCTTGTAAAAGTCAAAGTAAGTTCAATTCTTGCTGCGCTTGGTGGAGAGATAGAGTTTCCAGCACTAAAGAAGATGAAGAAGCTCAAGATACCAGCTGGAACTAAGAATGGAACACGATTCAAAGCTAAAGGTGAAGGAATCAAAGACACTAATGGCAGACAGCATGACATTCTAGTCGATGTTCTGGTTGAGACTCCAACTAATCTTACAAAAGAGCAGAAAGAACTTCTTGAAAAGCTGCAGAAGACCTTCACTGATAGCAATCTTCCAGAAGGAAAAGCACTGAAAGACGCCTCAGACAAATTCTACAAAGAATGAATTTCTAGTTAACTTTTCTAGAGATTTTGATATAATGTTAGCATGAGCAGAAAGTTCTACAGTGCAGATTTCCATTTGGGAATGTCAGACATTCTCAGATTTGAAGCACGTCCATTCAAGACTATCCAGAAGATGGATGAGGCGCTGATCCGCTCATGCAACCAGCGTGCAAAGGTCTACTACAGGACTGATGCAGCTGGAAACCAGATAGTAGTAGATCGTGACACAATAATACATGTTGGTGATCTTTGCAGCTACAAGAGCGACAGAGGAAATGCTGGCTCTGAGCTGAAGCCTCAAGAGATTGTGTCCCAGATTGGCGCTACATTCATAAACCTTCGTGGAAACCATGACTTGAACAACAAAGTCAA